GTATACATAGTCAGCGATAATGGGTCTGGTAACGACGAATACTGCATTGTCATTAACACAGGCGCTGCTTGGGTTACCGCTGTAGGCGCAGCACTTAGCTAATAGGAGGCGGACATGGCTGCTTCTATTACAGCAAAAACTGCTACCGCCACAGGTACATTTCTTGGTGGTAGAACTAGACTAAAGTCTTTTTATGTAAAAACTGCAAGCAGTGGTTCTCCAGCCGTTGTCTTTAAAAATGGTTCTGGTGGTGCAACATTATTGTCAATGGTGTTTCATACCTCAGATGACAATCAAATAACTATACCTGATCACGGTATTATATTTGATGATGAGTGCCACGTTACATTAACCAATGTAGACTCAATCACAGGGTTCTTTGGATAATGGCAGGCAATGAAGTCATTGCTAAACATTTACACGCTTCCGGTGTCCTCGCAGACTGCCGGGGGCGTTTAAAAGGTTTTATTGTAAACCACGACACAGGTACGTCAGGTCATATTATTTTATACGACAATGATTCTGCCGCATCTGGTACTGTTGTTTTAGAAGTAGATGAAAAAGCTGCCGGGACTTTTGGTATGGAAATACCGGGAGATGGTATTATATTTGATAACGGTTTGTACGTCTCCCTGCCGTCCAACACTTCAATAACTGTCTTTGTTCAACTGGGAGGTCGATGATGGCCCCAAAGAAGAAAAAGAAACAGGTTAGTCTATCTGTTAAAAAGGGTGAGAAGTTACCAGCATCTCGCGGTGCAGGTCTTACCGCCAAGGGCCGAGCTAAATATAACAAGGCCACTGGTTCAAAGTTAAAAGCACCACAGCCCGGCGGCGGCAAGCGCAAGAAGTCTTACTGTTCCCGCTCTGCAGGTCAAATGAAGATGCACGGTATTAGTTGTAAGAAGACCCCTAAGAAGCGTATTTGTGCCGCAAGACGGAGGTGGAAGTGCTAATGGAAAAGCTTATGCCCGTAGCTCTAATAGCCTTCCTTGGTTGGATAGGCATTGAAGTCACTCAGCTTAAAACAGATACTGCTGTTGTGGCTCAAAAGGTGACAGAAAATCATCGCATGTTGTCTGTGCTTTGGGATGATTTTTTACAGGAGAAAAGTAATGACAATCTCGCGTGGTTCGATAGGTAAGCAAATGTCAGGTGGTACAAAAAAAGATGCATGTTACAGCAAGGTTAAACGCCGTTATAAGGTCTTCCCGTCGGCGTATGCAAGCGGGGCACTCGCAAAGTGTCGAAAAGTCGGAGCAGGCAACTGGGGTAACAGTACCACCAAAAAAGCAGCAGGCGGAACATATAAATACAGAACAACAAAAATCTACTGATGAGAAATAATGGATCCTGTAAGCGCAATAGCGATAGCAAGTACCGCCTACAAAGCGATCCAAAAAGGATTTCAGATAGGCAAGGACATCGAGTCTATGTCGGGAGACATTGGCAGATGGATGAGTGCTATACAGAGTGTCAAGGAAGGACACGACAAAGCTAAAGGTCGAAGGTTCGGCAGTGTAGAAGAAGAGGCTCTTGAGACTTATGCGGCTAAGAAAAAAGCCGAGAAGATGGAGAATGAGCTTAGAAATTTTGTTACAGGACAATATGGTTTTAATGCTTGGCAGGATATTATTCGTATCCAAGGCCAGTTAAGAAAGGCCCGAATAGCTGAAAGAAAAAGGAAGGCCGAACAAGTTGAGACTATAATTACATGGGCGTTGGCTGCTTCAATAGCTATTTTGCTATTTGGTTTTATGGTCTTTGTAGTCAATACAGTTTTAGAATGAGGAAGCCGGCATGGCTGTCAGGAAAACAAAGAAGGGCTTGGCTCTCAAGCGCTGGTTCAAGGAAGAATGGAAGGATGTCCGCACGGGGAAGCCGTGTGGCAGAGGCAAAGGAGAAAAACGGGGTACTCCATATTGTCGCCCCTCTAAACGTGTCTCCAGTAAAACCCCTAAAACCTCCAAAGAGATGACGGCTGCGGAAAAACGTAGTAGAATAGCACAGAAGAAAAAACTTGGTCAGCCGGCAGGTAAGCCAAAAAGAGTTAAATCATTGAAGAGAAGGAAAAAGTAATGCATTGTTCTCCTCGTAAAGCTATGGGTGGTGCTATGTCTATGCCCACTCGTAATGCTAAGACTCCAAGTCGCACACGTTTTAAAATGGGTGGCGGAAACTTTCCCGACCTTAGTGGTGACGGTAAGGTAACACAAAAAGATATTTTGATGGGCAAGGGTGTAGTTAAAAAAGGCTACGGCGGCACACACAGGAAAAAGTAAATGGCAACTTCAGGTTCAAGAGACTTCGACTTAGATGTCGCTGAGATAATTGAAGAGGCATATGAAAGATGTGGCCTTGAGCTTCGTACTGGTTACGATGCTAAGACTGCTCGTCGTTCTATGAATCTTATGTTCGCTGATTGGGCAAACCGTGGTTTGAACTTATGGACTGTAAAGCAGGGGACTCAGGCACTGACTGCTGGTACAGCTACTTACACATTTACTTCTGACTACACAGACCTCCTTGAGGTTGTTATTAGAAGAAGTGGTGTAGACTATGAGTTGAGCCGCATGTCTCGTGGTGAGTATTTAACACTGCCCAACAAAACAACTCAGGGTCGGCCTAGTCAATATTACTATAACCGGCAGATAAATCCTCAGATTACTTTGTGGGCTACTCCTGATAGTTCTACTGATACTCTCGTGTATTACTTTGTACAACGCATTGAGGATGTGGACACGTTAGCAAACACAACAGACGCGCCTTTCCGATTCCTACCGTGTATGGTGGCTGGTCTAGCTTATTACCTTGCTCTCAAGAAAGCTCCAGAGCGGGTTCAAATGTTGAAGAGCATGTATGAAGAAGAGTTCCAGCGCGCTGCAGATGAGGACGAAGACAGGGTGCCGCTCAAGTTGCAGCCTAGTGTTTCGTATCTTCGGGTGAACTAATGGCAAGATACGCATCAGGTAAACAGGCTTGGGGATATTCAGACCGCTCCGGCTTCCGATATCGTCTAGCAGATATGCTGACAGAGTGGAGCGGGGCAAAAGTTGGTCCTGATGAGTATGAAGCAAAACACCCACAGTTAGAGCCAATTCGTCCGGGCCCTGACCCGCAGGCTTTGCACGATCCAAGACCTGATCAGCGTACCGAAGTACCTACACAGCAGTTGCTCCCTCCAAAACCTTTTGTATCAGGCAATGCTGGCACTGCAGTGATTACTGTTATTGAGCCATCACATGGACGTAGCTCTTCAGATACTGTAAGATTCCGCAAGGCAATCTCGTTTGACGGGTTTACACAAGAGGTATTAGAAAATGCATCAGGTTACTCAATTACTGTTGTGGATACGGACACATATACTTTCACGGCATCAAGTGGAACAGCAACCTCCGGTAACACACGAGGCGGTGGTAACCATGCGACCGCTGGCCCCGTCACGTTGGAGAATTAAATGAGCTTCACTTACACACAGTTAAAGACAGCTATACAAGATTTTGCGGAAAACACAGAAACATCTTTCGTGACTAACCTTCCTGTGTTCATCCGTGGTTGTGAGGATCGTATCTTTACACTTGTGGATCTTGAACTGTTCCGTAAAAATGCGACAGCCACACTGACTGCTTCTGACCCTTACCTTTCAGTTCCCGGTGATTACCTAGCTTCCTTTTCTTTGCAAATCACAACAGCAGGGAAACAAGACTTCTTGCTTCAAAAAGATGTGAACTTTGTTCAGCAGTATACTATGGCTGTCGGTGCCACGGGTACACCAAAATACTATGGTGTGTTCGATGTAGATAATTTTATATTATCTCCTACCCCTGACGCTGCACTTACAACTGAGCTTCATTATTACTATCGCCCTGCCAGCATAACAGCCGGCGCTGATAGTGGTACAACATGGTTGAGCGAGAATGCCCCGAACGCTCTTCTTTACGGTTCCCTTGTAGAAGCGTATACTTACATGAAGGGCGAACAAGATATGATGCAGTTGTACGAACAAAGGTTCGCGCAGGAAATACAGCGATTGAAGGACTTGGCAGAGTCCAGAGAAAACTCAGACGCATACAGACAAGGACTACCATCCAGGCCAAGGACTTAGGAGTTAGATTATGGCAACAAGTAACGCAGCAACAACCTATTTAGAACATGCTATTTTGCAGTTCTTATTTAAAAACAATGTCGATAGCTTCGCAACACTGGGCGACAGCATTTATGTTGGCCTAGCCACAGCCGTTTCAAATGCTGAAGCAGGCACAGTGACAGAAGCAACCTTTGGAAACTATGCTAGACAGCAAGTCGCTGCTTCTGCTTGGACCGTTCCAGCAGTTAGCACAGATACGCAGACAGCAACGAACTCATCTAACATTGAGTACCCAGCATCTGGCGGTACAAACAACACTATTACCCATGCATTTATTGCGGACGCTGCTTCAAGCGGCAATATCCTGTTTATTGGTGCTCTTGATGCTAGTAAAACAATTGAGACTGGGGATATCTTCCGCATTAACGCTAGCAACTTATCAATTGAGTTGAAGTAATGGCGCTGGCGCTTAAAGACCGTGTAAAAGAAACTTCTACCACTACCGGCACAGGCACTTATACGCTTGCTGGAGCGGTTACTGGTTTCGAGACCTTTGCAGAAGTGGGTAACGGAAACACTACCTATTATACTTGTACAGATGGCACGGACTTTGAGACAGGTATTGGGACTTACACTTCAAGTGGTACGACCTTGGCCCGTACCACTGTTCTTCAGTCAAGCAATAGTGATAGTGCTGTAAACTGGGGAGCAGGCACTCGCACTTTGTTTGTTACTTTACCGGCGGAGAAGATGGTGTACTTGGATGCAAGTGGAAACCCTGTCAATGTCACATCCGGCGCGTCTGCTGGCTTCGCCGTGGCGATGGCAATCGCGTTATAGATAGGAAGAAGATATGGCACAGGATTTTGAAAGAGTTGCAGCTTCAAGCATCTCGAACACACAGACACCAGCCGGTGCTACTACCTTGTGGACATCTGATTCAGATGACGCATTGATTGGTATTAACGCCGCAAACAAAGGGACTTCTCAAATCCTTGTGACTTTTCTAGTTACAGATGCTGATAACACTCCCTTCTATTATATTTTAAAAGATGCACCTGTTCCTGTAGGTTCTGCTTTGCAGGTACTAGATGGTGGCGCGAAGGTAGTTCTTCAAAGTGGTGACATCTTAAAAGCATACGCAGACACTGCGTCAGCATGTGACGTTTGGATTTCTGTTGTAGACACAATTAGTTCATAAGGGGCGGTAGATGCCATATATTGGTCAAAAAGTTCCCGGTTCTTACCAAGCGGTTAAAGCTGTACAACGGTTCAACGGCACAGGTAGCGCAACAACATTCACACTAACCACTACAGTTTCCTCTGTACAAGATGTACTTGTATCAGTGGACGGGGTTATGCAGGATACTGCAGCCTACACTATTCCTGATGGAACTACCCTAACATTTACTGCCGCACCTTCTAGTGGTACTGGCAACATCTTCGTTAATTACCTTGCACCTCAAGCTGGCACCATTACTCCTGCCGCTGAGAACAAAGGTAACTTCAAGGGCGGTGGCTTGTTTCGTACCAACGCACAAACACTCACATCTGACATCACTATACTAGCCACAGAGAATGCCAATGTTACTGGTCCATTTACTGTGGCTTCTGGTGTTACATTAACCGTGGAAAGCGGTGGGACATTGGTGACGTTATGAGTACATTAAAAGCAGATACCATTCAAAGCACAGGCGGCGGTGCGGCTACGCTGACTAAACAAGTTGCCGCAAAAATGCAGTACGGCTTTAGTGGCTCAGATGCCGCCATTCGACAAAGTTTGAATGTTGCCAGCACAACAGATAACGGCACAGGAGAATACCTTGTGAATGTAAGTAGTGCTTTTGCAAATCAAATGGATGATTCTGGGTTGGCTATTATGACAGGCGGTGGTACAGGTTTCGGGCGTTACGCTGGCGGCGCTACAAGCACTACTGTCCTAAGTGTTCGGGCACATGACCAAAACGGTAGTGCTGTAAATAGAGAATGTAATGGCGCAGCATTTGGAGACCTAGCATGAGTAAGATACTTGTAAATGAAATAGGTCACAATAACGACACTACTGCTATGACAATCGACAGCGGCGGCAATATTTCTGAGGCAAACAAAGAATACTTTTTAGTGCGTCTTACTAGCGTAATAACTGGCCTTTCTGACAACACAACTAATGTTGTAAATTTTAACTCGAATGGAACAGTTGAGCACGATACTAAATCAAATTGGGATAGTACTAATAACGCCTACCAGTTTGATAGCGCAGATGGCGTTTATTTAATTACATATTCTATTGGGTTAATGTCTCCCACCGTATCAACTGAGACAATGGTAGACGGTGGTGTGTCAATGATGTTTTCCACTAATGACTTTAGTTCTTTTGTAAACGCCCCACAATTCGGCACAGGCGCAAGAGTTCAGAATAACGTAGGAGACGAAATAGGCAGTATTCCTTTGAGTGGTTCAATTATTTATAAAAACACAAATGCAAACACAAAACTGCAAATGAGAGTTTATGCAAACACTGCTGGTTCTGCAACTTATGAGATTGCTGAAAATGCAAATGAACTCACAGGTGGTACATTTAATAATGGTGCCCATACAGACTGTACATACTTTAGCGTAGTGAGGATTGCATAATGGCACTAGGAAAAATCAAAGCAGATACGCTAGAACACAGCACCGCTGGCTCACTCGATACAAGTTACGTTGTTAATGGGACTAAATGGCGTATAAATTGGAATGGTAGCACTAATGCAATTAATGGAAGTTTCAATAACAGTAGCTTAACAGATAATGGAACAGGTGACTTTACTACTGCTTACACAAATAGCATGGCAGATAAAGCCTATTCACCTACAGGGCAAGCCCACACGTTCAATGACGCAGGAACTAATAACTCTGCTACAAAAGTTATGAGGCAGAGTGGAGAAAGTTTACTGGCTAGCTCTTTAAGGATAGCAGTTACTAATTCAAGCTCAACACTTTCTAATAGAGTCAGCGTTAGTTGGACATTAGCAGGAGACCTAGCATAATGCAGACACCTGAGTTTCAAGGCACCCACCTATGGAATAGATTATGCTGGGCTAAAGAAAACCTAGAGCCACATCAGTCAGACTATCGTGTGGTCTATGAGGACAGCGTAGATGAATGCGCTAAGATACTTGTGCCTGACCCTAACTGGATGGCGTGTGCGTTGCAGGGCGGCATCTTACCACCTGTCGAAGTTTACTGGCTACTAGCCCAGGACGAAGCGCAACCTGATTTTAAAAAGCATACTCGTGGCTATCTGCTACACAATAGCAAGCCCATTGAGGCCATGACAGAAGAGCAGGCTATCGAGTATCTAATTATGAAGGACGTACCACAATCTGTGTGGCGCGACTATGATAGCGGTAATAAGCCAAAGATGGTAATATGCCGTAAGGAACAGCTTCCGGGCACTCGTGAGTGGCGCAACGCTTGGAAGATTAGTGAAGATATTAAAGCCACAGAACAAGCTGCCTAAAGGAGATACTAATGGCAACAACATACATCGTAGATAAGGACGGCAACCAAGCAGACGCATCTGCCGTCACCATGCCTGCTGACCGTCACTT